GATGCCGTCACGCCGCCGGTCGCGGCTGCCATCAGCACGATGGCGCAACGCTCAGTGGCCTGCACCAGCCCGTGTTCGTGGATCAGCCGCGCCACCTTTTCAGGCCGCGCGCCGGTTGCCGACCGCGCTTCGGGCTGGCCGTTGCCGTTTGCCGCCTGCTGCTTGCCCCAAGCACGGATGCACTCAGTAACAATGATGGCGGCGTTTTTCAGGCTCAATTCGCCCTGTGCCGCCAGATTGACCAGCGCCACCACGCCGCGCCCGGTCGCCGTCTCAATCGCCTCAATGGCTTCATAAGACGGGCGCATCACATAGGTGGCGTCCAGATCAATCGTGACCTCGCCGCGTGTGTTGGCTTCACTCATCAATCACCGTTTCGTTTGTTGCGATTGCATCAAGCAGCGCCGCGCGCCACGACCATTCGCCCGCCTCTGCCGCCATTGCGCTGGCCAGTTCAGGAACGGTGGCCTTGTGACGAAGCAGCGGCGCAGCGATTGCGGCCATGACGCCAAAGCCTGGCGGCAGCGGGCCGGTCAGTGCATCGCGCGGGGTGGTGCCGATGCGATCCAGCACCGCATCGGCATAGCCTGAAGGCGCGCGGCCCAGCTTATCAATCACTGGTTAGACCAGCACATCGGTGGACGGCGCAGCGACAGGCGTAAACGCAACATTGATGGTGTTCACGTCATTCAGCGGGCTGCCGGTGTTCATCGACGCAACGCGCATTGAGCAGGCGAAAACCACCGTAGGCGTGCCGGTCTTGACCACCTGAATGACCGTGGCCGCACCGCTGGCAAAGATCGTTTCAAGGCGCGTATGGCCTGCCGCATCGGGCAGATCGGGGCGATACTCAAGCGACAGGCTGTAGTTGCGCATCGCGCGCCCGGTGGTTTCAACCACCGCAGACTTGTCGATAGTGCTGAACGAGGTTTCGCCGCGATCCAGCGTAACGCTGATCTGGCCAGCAACCTCGGCAAAGGTGCCAGGCGTGGCGCTGTCAACGCGCACGCGATATTCATTTGATGAAAGTTTAGCCATCGCAAAAGCTCCTTATGCCAGCGTGTCAGTGGTGGGGGCAGCAACCGGCGTGAATGCCGCGTTGATCGTGTTCACATCGTTCAGTGGGCTGCCGGTGTTCATGCTTGCCACCCGCATGGAGCAGGCAAACACCACGTCACCCACGGCAAAAGGTGACTTGCGGACTTGAACGCCAATGGCCGCGCCGCTGGCGTAAACAGTTTCGAGGCGCGTATGGCCCGCAGTGTCAGGCAGATCGGGGCGGTATTCCAGCGCAACGCTGTAGTTGCGCATCGCACGGCCCGTCACTTCAACGACAGACGCCTTGTCGATGGCGCTAAACGAAGTTTCGCCGCGATCCACAGTTGTGCTGATCTGGCCGGCAACGGCGCTAAAGACAGACGCAGTGTCGATGAAAACGCGGTAATCGTTAGATGACAGCTTGGCCATAGGTGCCGCTCCTTAAAGAATAATCAGATCAAAGGTTTGCCGACCAACATGCACAAGGTTGGCGTCGGTCACTTCTTCACCCACGCCGCTTGCTTGCAGCCTGCACTCGGACACGGAAAACCCGGCAACTGTCAGCTTGTGGCCTTCCAGAAGATTGAACACGCTGCCCACAATGGCCTGCGCGCTGGGTTTGCTGCGGCCTCGGTAGATCGTAACGATGCTCACACTGGCGCGGCGCGGGGTGGCGTCTTTACTTTCAGCCGCCTGCAAATCCACGCCATCGACCACTACAATTGCCGGCAGCACTTCATCGGGCGCACGCTGGTAAACCGGCACCGCAAGCGTCACGCCGCCTTCGGTGTATGTGATGCCGGCCAGGCGTGCGAAAACCGCCGCAGCGATTGCGGCAGTTGGATCGTTTGCCATGTGATCAGCTCCCTGCGGAAAGCCGCTTAATTGCCTTGGCCAAGATGCCCCGCAGATCGTCGCCAAGGGTGCGCTGCATAAACTGCACCGCTCGGCCTCTAACGAAATCGTAGCGGGTGGCGCTGATAGCCTTGACGCGAACGATGTATTGCGTAGTGCCGCCCGATACTGGCCGCTGCCGGTTTACCTTTGCCGTCTGCGCCTTGCGCCCGTACTCAAGGATGCGCGCATAGAAAAACTTCTTTTGCACCGTCTTGGTTAGCAGGCCGACACGAAGGCGCAGTGTCTTGGGGTAAATCTTGTAATTCAGTGCCGCCCGTAACTTGCCTGTGCGGCTTGGCACTTCACTGCGCGCTTGGGCCAGGATAGCCGGCGCGTGCCGTTGATACGCAGCCAAAACCTCTTGCTGCGCTTCCGGCCCGATGCCCGATAAAAGCCGCCTCACCCGAATCCGATCTCGCGTGGCAAACTGGCTTTTGCCCCGCGCCATTAGGTCGGTACGCCTGCGGTCACAAAAGCCACTAGCTCATGCCGCCGCCCGTCTGGGTCGGCAATGCTATCAATCCGCAGATCAACCGCATCGCCGTCAGAGCGCAGCCACACTAGCCGGCAATCGACAGGCACATCTGCACGGTAGCGCATACGGAGCTTAAACCGCTGCTGCCCGATTGAGATTAGCCCGCCTTCCAAATCTTTGCCGCCGCCCGTTGGCATCAGTTCCCCAAACACCGTGGCAACGGTTGCCCAGGTCGTGATCTGACCGCCCGCGCCGTCGCTGGTGTGTGCGGGGCGATCAATCCGCACGCGGTCGCGCAGCCTGCCGATACGCATCAGGCCACCATCAAAACGCGGTAGGCGCTGATCAACGCATCATAGGCCAGCGGCACATCAACCGGCGTGCTGTCGCTGGTCACTGCCTCGCGGTTCTCATACCAGTGGCCGATCAGCAGCAGCGCCGCGTGCCGCAGCGAGGCCGGCACCGCGTCATTGCTGGCATAGCCGGCCTGATACGTCACGCGCACCGTCCCAATGCCAAGCTCTACCGCAGGCCACGTCACAGCGTTGGCCGGCACAATCCACGATGCACCCGCAAAGCTACGCACCCGATACTGATTGGCTGCCAGCACCTGTTCAGCACCAGCTTCGTCGTCGTAGGCAACGCCGGTCACCGACACGACCGGCCCGCGCCACAATGGCAGGCGCTGGCGGCCATTGATTGACCAGCCCTCAAACGCCACGCTCACCGCGCGCTGGCGCAGCACCAGCCCGGTGTCGCGTTCGATCATGTCAGCAGCCGCGCGGATCAGGCCAACAATGTGGTCATTCTCGCTGTCGTCCACCACGCGCAGATGCGCCTTGGCTTCTGCCAGGGTCAGCGGCGCATTGAGCGAATCTGACTGCGCCACCCGCACCAGAACAGACCGCTGAAACGTGCGCGCTGGGCTGGCGTTGGTGGTCACCGTCGCGGTGACCACGGCCAACACACCCGCCGCAAATGCCGCGTTGCTCGGCTGCGCACAGGTCAACCAGAACCTCACCGATTTAGAAACGGCGATAGGTGCATAAGCGCCTGAACCCAGCGCCAAGCCAACGCCTGTGCTGGCCGTGTCAATTGTCACCGATTGCAGCGCAACGGTTTCGTTCGTGTCGAGCAGATCGTCAAAGGCGATCACATAATCCGCCACGTCAGACGGGTCATGCATACCAGCGAACAGCGGTGCCTCACTCATGCGTTCGCCTCCCGTTTTCTACCTTGCAAATTCAACGTCCGCGATCCGCCAGCCACAGTCGCAGCCCGGTCGCCGCCAGACGCCGATGCCGCACGCACAGCGCCCGCAACACCAACACCACGGCTTCGACCGTCAACAATCAGCACCCTGTCGCCAGCCGGCACCAAGTTACCGACAACCAGGGCCGCTTGATCACCAACCAGGCCAATCGTGCCGTCATTGGCTGCAACACGCGCCAGGGCGGCAAGGGCCGCATTGCCCGCCACCAGGCCCACAACGCCCGCATTGGCCGCCAGCGTGGCGCTGGCTTGCGTTACGGTCGCAGTGCCACTCAATCCAACCGTGCCAGCACCAACCGACAGATCAGCCGGCGCTTGCAGCGTCAGCGCATCGGTCAAGCCCAGCGTGCCAGCGTTAGGCAGCAAGGCGGCATCGGCTGCCAAAGCTGTAGAGCCGCCCAGCAAGCCAAGCGCGCTTGGTGCCGCCGTCAGCGTTGCGGTCGCTATTAGGGCCGTAGTGCCGCCAGAGAGGCCGCTAGTTCCAGCACCAACCGACAGCGCAGCATCCGCTTGCAGCGTCAGCCCATCCGTCAAGCCCAGCGTGCCTGCGCTTGCCAGCAGGGCGGCATTGGCCGCCAAGACCGAAGAGCCACCCAGCAAGCCAATTGCGCTTGGTGCAGTCGTCAGCGCGGCATTTGCTGTTAAGGCCGCCGTGTCGCCAGACAGCCCGCTAGTTCCGGCATCAACCGACAGCGCGGCATCCGCTGCAAACGTGGCCGCGCCAGCAGAAAGGCCCAGCGTGCTTGCGCTGGGGAACAACGCCACGCCAGACGCAAACTGCGCATCACCGCCTGCTATACCTAGCACGCCCCCGTTGGCCGCTAGACTTGATGCACCGCTAAAGGTTGCCGTGCCGCCGACCAGGCCAAAATCACCTGAAGCCGGCGCAATCGCTGCGACAGCGGCAAGGGTTGCGGCACCGCCAGTTAGCCCAACTGCGCCCGCTGCGCCGGTTAGCGTTGCCGCTGCCGCAAACGCAGCATCGCCGCCAGACAGCCCAAGTGCGCCGCTGTCAGCCGCTTGGCTGGCCGCTGCCGTAAACGTTGCAACGCCGCCAGTTAGCCCAAGCAAACCAGACGCGCCTGCTAGTGCAGCCGCCGCCGTAAAGGTCGCAGCGCCACCAGACAGGTCGATGCTGCCAGCGTTAGGCGTAATCGTAACCGCGCCGGCTGCCGGTGGTGCGAGGCCAACAACCGGCTGACCGGCCAGTGTGTAATCAAGCGTGTTTGACGAAGGCGAAAGTGCCTTCGCTTCCAGGTACGCGGCAGGCTGCGCTGCGCCCGTAAAATCAAGCGTTAGAACGTCACTCCGGGTCGGCAGCGGCATCGTTCATAACCTCCGCTGCCATCTGCTCTTGCATCGTCGCATCGTAACGCGCAGCCTGCGCCTGCACTTCTTCGTCTGTCGGGTCTGACTGGAACTTGAACGCCACGGTCTGACCGTTGATGGCCACGCGGATGCGCCACTTGCCGGCGTCGTCATGCTCACGGTCGATGATCTCATACATGGTCAGACCTGTGTCGCTGTGAGGTTGCAGACGTAGCCGGAAAATGTCGTGAAACCGAAAGCATGGGCGTAGATGTCCACCGCGCCGGCCTTGGTGGGCGTGAACGTGATGCTGACCGTCTCCCAAGTGTTTGCCGCCGCCGTCATGTCGCTGAACACGCTGTTTGAGACGCCAGTGATCTGGCCGCCGGGGCAGATCAGGCGCATTTTCAAGCCGGTGTTGCTGCGCTGCATACGAGCCGTGACGGTCACGGCGCTGCTGGCGGCGCAGACCACCGTGCCGAGTTTGAGTAGCAGCGGACTGGTTGCAGTGGCAGTGGATGATGTTGGACGCATCCGCCACGCCGTCGTCGCGGGGCTGTCCACCACTGCGGTCTGCTGGTTGACGGTGCCGATGCCGGTTTGAAACACCCAGCTATTGTTGTCGGTGTCGTCGAGGCGATTGGCGTAGACAAAGCCTGACACGGGATTATTGCTATCAATCTCTGTGGCTTCGTTAATAGTGAAGTTGTTAAGATATAATTGGCCAGCCAAAATGTTTACACCCTGACTGTGTCCCGAACTGCTGCCGCCGTTAATTGAGTTTCCAAAAGAATTGCCTGCATTAATAATGGCAGGCGATGTCGAACTATTAGTTAGCGTGGCTGTGCCAACGGTGCAGTTAAAAGAACTGTTAAATCTAATATTGCTAGTTGTACTGCTAGTGCCGCTATTGCCGCCAATAATGGAGCCAACGGCATGGGAATAGCCGTTGAAATCTAACCCAATAGTGCTATTATTAGAAGCAAGTTTGGCCTCTATAATAGTTGAGCCAGCGCCGCCAAGCGCGACACCAGTACCATTATTATTAAACCACAGTGATGTACTGCTAACGCCTACAACGAACGATGACCCAAAGTCAATGCCGGTACTGCAAGCTGTTAGGTAAGCGGAGCCAATCGTAATGTTGGCTGATGATGACGTAAACTGAATACCATTACTGTACCGGCAGAAGTTCAAGCGGTCGATCTGGAAGAACTCTCGCGCACTGGCCTGCAAGCCGATGCCAAGACCGTTGCTCCCGTCATACCACGTTACGCCGGTCTGCGTGGACATATCCGTGCGGTTCCACCCGCCGCTGTAGGTAATGAGGCTGCCGGGGTTGCCTTCGTCATTAACAGCGGCCACAATCGTAGCGCCTGTGGCAGCAGGGACTGTCTTTGTCGTCTCGCGCTTGTAAGACGTGACCGTCTCCGTGACGCCATTGTAGCCCCGTATGTTGGTGGTTTGGCTGGTATTGGCGTTGGCATTGGCCAGCATAATGACATCGTTGTTGATGCTCTGGATGGCGTACCACGCCTCATCGCCCGTGCCGTCCGATTTAGAAATCAGCGAATTGAGCGTCACGCTATCGGCGGATGACGCAGCTTTGCAGGCGACGATGTTGTCCAGTGAAAATTGTTGCGTGCCAACGTCAGTAACAACGTAAAACGCCACCGAACGGATAGCCGCGTTTAAGTTAGTGCCAAGATTTACCGTCACCGGCACCCATACGTTGTTTGCGCCAAGTGCAGGAATGTTGCACTGATGCGCCACCGTATCGCCAATGGTGTCGGTGCAAAGCGCCACATAAACTTGTCCAGCGGTGGCGGTTGCTCCGATACCCTGCTGCACCCAAAACGTCACTTGTTGGTAGGCAGAAAGGTCGAGCGTAGCCGGCAGTGTGTAGTATGCGGCTTTGCCTGTGGTGAACGCGGTCGCTATATTGATGTTGGCGCAGGAATTGCCCTCTTTCCAGCCTCCTGTATTCTGCGTTGCCGTGACGTTTGCACTCGCCGTCCACGCAGGTTTTTCGCCACGCCCGCCGCACAGAGCGATGTTCTTCACTAGCGGCGAGGCCGTCTTGACCATGCAGTTGTTGACTTTGGTAATACCGCCACTTGCGGGGCCAACGGCGTTACCCGTGGTGTTACTGCCGTCCATGTTAAGAATTTGAAATGTGTTAGCTGTCGTGGTGCCGACCATCC